TCTGTGGTTTTAAAATCACCAATAGCTTTTGTTAGATCGTCTAAGTATGTTTTTGCACCAGCTTCAATAAACTCTGCCGGAGCTGTTCTTACTACTTCAGCCATTATACTCTTCCTCCTGCTTCTAGCATTTTCATTTGATCGTATAGCATTTGTGCGCCTTTATTAACATTGCCACCACCCATGCCTCTTACAGCATCTGCTGTAAATACAAATTCGTTATTTGATAACATCGCTGGAATGTCATCTTCTTTTTCTTTTATACCAACCGGTGGTATAAATCCACCAGTTTCTCTAAGATCTAGCTCTTTAACACCTTTTGGATTTTGTCTAATAGGTAGACCCTCGATGCCCGCCGCTTGCATAGCATTTTGACTTGCAGAATCACCTATTGCGTAATTCATTCTACCACCTAAAGCTGCTAGACCTCTTGTTTCTTCAATTCTTTTATTACTCATTCTATCAAACTCTTCTTTTGCTGCTTCTGCTGCATCTTTTGGAGACATTCCCATGTCTAGATATTTTTCAAATAAAGCTTCTAATATTTTATCGTTCTCTAAATTAGATGCCATCATTTTATTCGGTAATACAGGTCCAATTGGTTTTGGTCCAAAAGGATTTACAGGTTGTGTTGGATCATTAGGTAATACTGGACCATCAGCAAAACCTACTCTGCCACCTACAGCATATTCTGTTGTGTTTGATGTAACAAATTCCATCACTTCTTCTTCTGATGCGTTTGGATTTAAGTTTCTGTAATATTTTTCTAGATATCCTGATGGATCTCTAGCTAATTCTGCTTCAGCTTGTTCTGGTGGCATGCCAAGTGTTTTTGTTAAAAAAGTAGATACTAATCCTAGTGTTGCTATTTTACCTACGTTGCCGGTTCCTTTTACTGTATCAAAAGTTTTTTTTAAAAAACTTGTTGCACGGCTTGGACCTTTCATAATATCCATATCAGCAGTGCCAAATTCAGTAGGTTTAAAAAATCCAGCAATGTTTGCGCCTGAAGCTGCTAAATTTTTAAATACATTTGTTGGGTTAAATATACCACCAAATCCAGTTGTGGCTCTTGCAGCTGATCCAGCTCCTAATGCTCCAAGTCCTGCTGTACCTGCGTATAATAATGCAGCTTTACCAAGATCAGACTTTGCTATCTTCTTTACTGTCTTACCAACTTTTTTAACAGCTTTTTTAATACCACCTAATAAAGCTGGTTCTCTAGGCACAACATCCATGATGCCACCACCCATTCGTAATTGTCTCTCCATCTGTCCTCTTGATATTGTCATAATTTAGCTAAATTGTTATAGGCAGGTTTTAAATCCTGTAACGTCCTTTTTACTTGACTTTTGGAAATAAATCAAGGCTTGGCATAATCACCTTAATATCTCTTCGAATGTCCTTTTCTGGCACCCCTCTAGCTTTCCACTCCTTTTCATCCTTATATATCTCACCAGTTTTTAAGTTAGATATAGTTTCTATAATTTTTTCCGGTTTTAATACTTGCATTATGTTGTTACCTCTCTTGGCTGTATTTGTAGTATGGAAGCTATGACGTGCAGCTCGTTCGCGTCACTAGCTTGTACTTTTAGTATCTCACTTTCCTCCACGACAAGAGGGTGTGTTAAAAGTTCGGTTGTTGTATTGGAAGCTATAGATTTAGTTTTAAATAAACTAAACACATTACCAGAAGCATCTGTCAATGTAACGGTTATATTACAAGCAGATCCAGCATCATTTGATATTAATAAAGACTTAACCAAAGCAACATTAGCAGACGGAGTTGTATACAATGTTGTGTTGTCTGTTGATGTTAAATCTAACTTTGCATTTACGAAACTATTTGACATTAATTTAAAAAGAAGTTTTGAGCGTCAACTTCATCCTTTAGTTCTTGTTGATACGTTGTGTTTAATTTTTGTATTATACTATCAAGATCCCTTACCTGTGCATCAGCAACATCTTGACTATATTCTCTAGCAGGTCTTGTTAATATCTGTACTATCTTTGCCATTATCTTCTACCGTCTGGTTGTATATCTAATCTAAATCCACCTAATTTCCAATTCTGTGAAGCAGCTGTATTTGCTATTTTTAAAGATACAGCTCTAGCTCTAGCTCTAGTATCAACCTTAGTTGTTGAAGAACTAATGGTAAAAGGTCCGAGAGCAGAACTCGCTTGTGAGTCATTAGAATAATTTCTTAGTTGTAATGTAATCTGTGTGTTACCAGTTTGAGATACAAAGTCTGGTATAAATCTTCTTATCTTTGCAAAAAACTCACCATCACCACCTTGACTTATATCAAAGTCTCCAGACTCTATGTTAGAAGTTATTGCTGTTGTCGCTGTAGTTGTCACCTGATCTGTTCCCGTTTCATGCTCGTAATAAATTGTGCATCCATCTGTATTGCCAACAACATCATAGGAGTTGTTAGAGTCAGCATCATAATCTGTGGCATGTGGTTTACCGAAAACTGCAGAGTCTTGCCAAGTGGTTCTATCCAACGTGCTTGTAGTCCATACAGGTCTTCCTCCAGCAGATTCAACATAATTAAATGTCACACATTTATCAATTACCGTTGCACCAGAAGAACAATAAAACCAATTTATCTCACCAAACAAATTGTTTAGTCCAGCGTTGATAAGTTGATTGGCTGTAGTATTTAAATTATTATAAACAAAATCTTCTACTAGACATGGTAACGATTGTAAGGCACCAGCATATTTAAAGAAACCATTTTCTGAAAACCAATACGCAGCACCATCTACTTCTACCGCAGCATTTTGACCAATCAAACCACAGTTAGTTCCTACTTGCGCAAAACCAAAAGTAAAAGGTGGACCAATAAATCTTTGTGTAAATAAAGCAGTATCAGTCCAAACATAAATTGCATCACGACCTCTAACAGCTCCCATAATTCTAGACCCATCGGCTAATCTCTGTGTGCCAGCAGTATTAGTAGCTGTGGGTGTATAAGTGTTGATGTCCTCTTGATTAGAAAATCTTATAAACATTTCATCTTGTGTACTTGGTGTTCCTATTGTGGTTTCTGTTCCAAAGAATACTAAGTGTCTATCTGGTGTAGATACAATCATATCTCTTGACGCTGTTGGCGCACCTGAAATAATTGTTGCTCTTGTTATCGTTGCGTTAGCAGCGTTTGAGTCCCACTCAAAAACTTGTGCGTTGTGTATTAATGCAATAATTTTACCACCAAAATTATCTATAGACCAAAGGCCTGGATCGACCACTAAGTCACCTGACGCAGCCTCGCCCCACGCTACATAATCAGAAGTGTTAGTTATTGTTGCTCCATCCGAGTGACTAGCTGCTGTGGTATTTCTAACTCCTCTAGTTACGCCTGTTAACGTGCTACCAGATATGCCCGTGTAAGATATTTCTTCTGAGCCTATCTGTATGTAATTTGTACCTGTTGTCGGAAAGTTAATCACACTTGTTAAAACAATAGTTGTCGTGGAGGCATCGATTGCCCCGTTTAAAGTTGTTGTAAGTGCGTTAGCAACCGTACCACCAAAAGATGCTAGACCCCAACCAAAACCTGGTAATTGCTCTGCTGGTCCAACTGAGTAATAAGATTGAACTCTAATACCACCAGATGCTGTAGCACCTGATCCTGTTTCTGCAGATGGCATTGTAATTGTTATTGTTAAGTTTGTTGGTGTGCTTGTTACCATAAATTTTTTATCGTCAAAATCAGAAGCTCCAAAATTAGATCCTGTAATAGTGCTAAAGTTGTCTAGTAGCACTATGTCTCCAGGTGCAAGACTGTGACCTGATGTAAAAGTTATTGTGACTACAGCTGATCCATTAGTTGTAGTAAAAGCGTTACTAAGTGTATTTGTAGCTCTAATAGGATGTATGTCATAAAAAATACCCCCTGAGTAAGCATACAAAATTCTGTTTGTTCCTATAATCGAATATTTTTGACCACTTCTATTTACGATGTGGTGCATAGCTCTTGCAGCGCCTGTTAATTTATTGCTACCTAGTTGCTGCCAACCACCTATTTTTTCAGGTGTTCCATATCTAAATCTTACGTTATCACCATCAACCCATTGACCTTCAGCTTGAGTTTCAGTGATCTGTTTATTGAAGCCTGGTAAGAACTGTACTTTTTGTAATGCCATAATCTACCATTATACTACTTTTTGGTTAAAAATATAGTCCATTCTAGATCGGAGATCAAATCGTTTATGTATACTTTAGTCTTCTTCTCTCTACGTATGTATTCATGAAGCTCTTCTAAATCAAGAATAAGCCAGTCTTTTTTACCTTCAATAACCATTTTCTGAGCTTCTGAGTCTAATCGACCTTTTCGAGCTGACGTGCCATCAGGCATTTTAAACATGTTTTTAACATCAAATCTATAAAAAGCATTTTTGCCTTTTATTATACCTGCAATATTCCAAGAAGATTTTTCTTTGGGATATTCTACACTAGTTAAATATTCAGCAAATTTTTCAACGATCATTCATTATACAAAAATTACAAGATACACTTGTTCTTACTCCTTTAGATTGAAAACTATTTACAGAGTGTTTTAAGCTCCAAGGGAAGATAAAAAAATCACCTACGTTAGGAGAAAAAAATTTTTCACATATATAAAGAGGAGCAGGAGCGCCAAAGGTAAATACTAAATCACCTGGCTTACTACCCGTAGATATTGTTTTTTCTCTTTCTTTTTTTAAACCTTTAGGAACCTCTAAAAATAACACACATGAAAAATCACAATTAGAGTGTGTATGAATAGGATTACATTCTCCTTTCTTCATAAAATTTACCCAAGCAGCCTGAGGCTTTAAAATTATGTCAGGGTTTTGATACCAATTTTTTTGAGCTTCATTAAAAGAAACTAAATACTTTTGCATAATTTCTGCAAACTTAAATTCGTTAATAGTAAACTCTTCTTGTATAAGTCCAGCTAATCGTTCTCTATGAGAAATTTCTTTTTTACATATAGCTTTTACTTTTTTTAAATCTTCTTTTTTAACAGTTGTTTGAAATAACAAAGGTCCAGAATAATAAAAATTATAATCAATCATACAAAATTTGGCCCTGTTAAAAATAAGGCTAAGTTTTTTCTTTCACCTTGAACAACTGGTGTAACCATGTGCCTTACCGGAGATTGAAATAATACCATAGAGCCTAAATTTTTAAAATCTTGAACTAATGTTTCATTAGTTTCTTGCAAATAAAAATCACCACCTTCAAATGATTTCTCTGATAAATTTATTAATAGAGTTAATTTTATATCACT